GCATCTAAATCATGTACGTTGCGTATTCCAGCACTTTTCATATATTCTATAGCAGATTGTTTTACTTCTTTTACTGGATCCCAACCTTCTGAAACTTCACTTTCAGCCATACCATCTTTATCAGCAATTGCTAATGCTGTATTAGCCGCATTGTTACCCTTAGTTGCATTCATTGAGTTTGCTGAACCATTGTCTGGTGGATTATCTTCTGCAACTTTGTACATCATTTGATCTTCTGATTCAACTTCATCGACCATTTCTTTTTCGCAACCGCATGATTCATAAGCCATGCCACATTCGTTACATGCTTCTTCATCAGTACTTTCTTCGTCAGCATAGTCTTCTGAACCAGCATGTGAATGTCCATGATCATCGCCACCTGACATTTTTCTCATTAATGCCATCATACCTTCATGGTCATCAACTACGTCAATCTTTGGCATTGCTGGTTCTAATTCAACAGCGTGTTCACCGGGAACAGTTGCTGGTAAATGTTCGCCATGCTCATCGCCAAACAAACCTAAACCTGCTTGCTTTATGAAAGCAAGTACTTGATCTGCTTCGCTGTCACTTGCATTGATGCTTACTGAATCAGGTGATCCTTGTTGACCTTTACTTACTGAAACTGTTAAGCCTTCGTTAATTGTTTCTGTACTTTCGTTTAATAGGTTGCTTAACTCTTTGTCCCATGATTCAAATGCATATTCGTCAATCTTGCTATCATAGTTTGAGTTATCTGTAAATGTTTTTCCACCTACTGTGAACTTACCACCTTTTGGTGTCTTAGCAAGCGCACCTGTAAATGCATTGCCTTCTTCGACATCGTGGTGCTTTAATTCACGAATAACATTGTTTACCCAAGCACTTACGTCACTGGTACCGATTTCGTCTAAGCCACTTAAGTGACCACAGCAATTTTCAACTGCTGCCATGACTTTTTCTGGGCCATGTTTTGCTAACAAGTTTGGATGTTGTCTAATGATACGATTGATAACTGCACTCTTAGCGGCTTCGCTTGAATCATCATGGTCTTCAGTCATACCACCTGCCATTGCTTGACTTGCCATTCCTGGAGTTGTTGCCGCTGGTTGCATGCCTTCTGTTTCCATCATACCTGCACTACTCATGCCATAACACTCATCTAGACCTTCTTTGTAGCCTTGATGATAAGCCATGCACTCGTCCATGTCTTCATAGTTCTTACCACAATGTGGATGGCCTTTTAATCCATGTGCTTTACCTTCTAGTCTTGCTGCCATGACTTTGTGATTAGCACTTTCTTTAACTGCTTTTTTCTTTTTATCAGCGGCAGCTTTTTTCATTGATTCTTTTTTGTCGCCATCTTTGTCTAAGTCAATGTAATCTGGTTTTGCTTTTTTGCTTTCAAAAGCATTTGGATTACGACCAGCGCCTAAGTTTGCGCCTTCTGTGTCAATACCTTGAGTTGAAGCAATATCTGCTTCATCTACTTTACCCCAACCGCTCTTAGCACGAATAGCAAATGCTAATTCTTTCATCTTAGTAAAAGCAGGTGAACCCTTCTTGTGTGGGCCGCTTGCCTTTAACTTGTTATACTGTGATGTTAATTCTGCTTTGGTTTTACCCTTGAACATACCCTTCTTTGCAGGGTTTAGTTTAACACCGCCTTCGATTTTTTCATCTAAATTATCTTCAGCCATTGCTTGTGTTCCTTGTTGATTTTGATTTGATTGTGCAACGCCAGGAGTTGAACCACCAGTTGTAGCAGGTGAAGTTTGACCTGTTGTAACTACACTAATCTTTTTCTGTTGTGCCAAGTTATCAAGTGTAGGGCCTAATGTGTTTTTTAAGTTAGGATCGTTGATAGTAACAATGCCTGCGCCTGCTGGTTTATTGCTACCTTGTTGCATTACAGGAACTGGAGTTGGTGCTTCGTTAAGAAGATTTTTCTCAACATTTTCAATCCAATCTTTCAATGTATGCTTTTTAGAAACTGTACCTACTTCTTTCTTTGGCTTTTTGCCACCCATTGCTTTACTTAAAGCACTGGTATCAAATTTTGTTTCTTCGCTGTCTTTTGCAGGACGACCACGACCACGCTTTGCGACTGGCTCTTTCTTTTCTTCGCCTTCTTCATCAGTATCATACTCTTTACCATACTTACCAGTGTGCTTAACACCAGTTTTAGTTTTTTCAGTAGCCTCTGATAACTGGCTTATTTTTTCTAACATGTCTTTAAAATTCATAATGTGTCGTCCTTAATTAATTAAACCATTGCACCAGTCTTTGGTTTAGGTGGCATTTTAATTTTAGTCATAGGACTCATGTCACCTAACTTCTTATCATCTAAGTATGGCTTGAATGGATCAAATGCATCTGGAGTTTTCTTTCCATCATATTGATAATCAATTTTTGATCCTTTTGCTTGATCCTTGATACTGTCTAAGTATGAACCAGCATATGCTTTACTTGCTGCCTTAGCACCTGCTTCTGTTTCCTCTTCGTGAGTTAACACAGGGCTGTTTTTCATTTGATTGGCGTATTGTTCTGATTCGCTATTGATGCTGTCATCGTACTTGCTATTTACCATGCGAACCATATTGACATTGTATCCTAGCAATTGTGCAATTTGTTGAATCATTGGTTCTGTTGCAGGATAACGGAATTTTGCTTTAATGATAGTAACAGGTTCATTATGAATATCAGGGAACCCATATGGGTCTTTTTGAATTGGCGTGCTTGTTGGTGCAGAGATTTCAACAGGGTCAAACTTATTCAAGTTATACTTGAACATATCTAACCAGTTCTTATCAATCTCACCGGCAATTTTAATAGTGTAATCATATGTATGTACACTTTCGACAATGTATTGTTTGAGGCTCTTCATAATTTATTTCCCGTATACTATATTTATCATTTAGTCTCAGTTTTTGCGCTGAGAACTCTGAGCAATTCGTTGCGATCTAATGACTTACCCTCACCTAATGGGGTGTTTTCGATCTCTTCTGACTTAGCAGCCTGACGTTGATCCAACGCCGCTTTCTTCAACTGTAAGTCAATCATCTTTAACTTTTTATTTAGTTTAGCAGTTTTTGCTGTAATTGCATGACCTAATAAATTACTAGCAACACCAAAGATTTCACTACTAAATCTACTGTCTACTTGCATTCCCAAATCCATCAAGTCTTTATAACTACTTGTTGCTAGGTTTGCCAACTCATCCATTTCAGTATCAGCGGCTTCTAGTCCTCTGACTTGCGGTAATGCTGTTTCAATCTTTTCTAAATTACTAAGTGCTTCTGTAGTAACTTCCTGTGCAATTTCAGGAATGGGCATAGTGAGTTCATTTTTCTCACTTTCAGTCATGTCAAATAATTCTTCAAGTTTACGTGTCATAGAGTATTTAGTCTATCTTTATTTGTCAAAATGTAATTTACTTTATCCCATGAAATTCTCAATTTTAATGATATCTGTCTTGTACTCATACCAGTATCATGCAGTACAAACACTTTTGGAAATAAGTCTTTGTTCTTTTCTATGTACGTACTAAACATTTTATGCCTTTCCGTTCCTGAACAAATCGTTCTCAGTGATAACTCTAAAAGTAAATCCCTGACTTTGACAATATGCCATTGCGGCTTTCCATTTGGCATGATTGATAGCAACTACCATTCTATCTTTAGCATTTGCTACTTTGCTTTCAATTAAACTTTGTTTTTTTGGTTTTATTTCTACAACTTCTGCTATCTTTTTACCGTATTTGTTTTCATACACTACAAAAAAATCTGGGATATAGTTAGTACGTTTTCCTGTAAAAGGATGAATATAAGGTATTGTCATTGCTTCACTAGCCCAATACAATACGTTCTTGTGTGTGTCGCAAAAGGTCATGAACGTAAGTTCCCAACCTGAACGATATCTAGGCTTATGCTTGCCTATATACTTTTGAGGTTGAGTTGGAGTAAAAGTTCCTTGTGCCCATTTAGCCATATCATAACACTACGTTTCTTTGAACTGCTTGATTGGGTTGAGGAATATTACCAGTACCGTACATGGCTGCTTTGGCTCTGAATGTGTTTAAGTAGTAACACAATAAGTTATTTGCTTGTAATGTATTATTAGTGCCTTGCAATGCTTCAAGCAATTGCTGTACTGGAATTTTAGTTTGTTGTGAAATACTAAAAAGAAGTGCTGTAAAATTTGCCGCAATAGTATTGTTCTGACTAGTACCCTTGAAATAAGAAAATACTAAATCATATTCTGCACCGTTAACATTTAATGTGGTGCTATAGAAGTTATCATAGATTCTTACAGTCTGTGATATACTATCTCTATCGGTTGTTATTGATGAAAAGGCTTGTTGCATAACATTATTTAGTCAAATAATATTATGGTCCTAAGAACTCAGCGTCACTCGTTGGGTCTAAAAAGTCTGCTTGATTTTGACCAACAGAACTAGGTGTTAAATCTGCGCTGTTATTTTGTTGTCCTGCAAGGGGTTCATTAGTGATTGGAGTTGGTGCTGTAGCGCCATTGATAACTGGATAGTTTGCAGTACCTGTACCATAAGTACTACCAGTAGACCCCAATGCCGGAATATTAAATGATACGTTTCTAGTACTAGATGCAGATGTTACACCTGCTGTAGCGGCAACTGCACCTGCATTTAGTGCGGCTGAAGGGTCTGGATTAGGTGGAGAATATAAAGATGCATACGAAACACCTGCAGTTTGTGCGGCTGCTAATGTGCTTCCTGCAGGTTGTTGTGTTAATGCGCCACCTAGTGAAGGTACTAAACCACCTTGTCCAAGTGCATATTTGTTTGCACCTGCTGCCATAATAGGACTTGGAGTTGTATCGTAATTTGCAGTTTGACCAAAACCACCAGGAATAATATTGCTTGGATCTTGACCATCTAAATGACCAAAATCATATGTTACAGTTTCGTAGTCAAAGGTCATTCTATTTTGCATGATACCATTAGTTTCATTATAACTATAATTATCATGTGAAAAATTAGTAATTAATGGGTTAATAAATGTATAGGCAGTAAAATTGTGTTGGTTGAATCCAAATACAGTAATACTATCAAAAAACGGAATCTTTTTTTGTGTGCCATTTGGATAAGTACCATCATAACCCCAACCATTATCTCCACCTATATTATTATCATAAATGTTTCTTTGATTGTAATTAATTGCACCACCGTTACCACCTCTTGCACCATTGAATTGTGCATTCACATTTAAACTGTCTTGATAGTAATATTGATAATATGCTTGCCACATACCATTAATAGTATCACCATTGTCATCATGGAAACTTACTTCAACTGGTTCGTACTTAATTTTTGTTTGTACGATTCTTTTTCTATTGTATTGATTAAGTTGATGTGTAGTAATATTAAAACTTGGTAGTTTAATATCTTTAACTAATAGTCCATAACTACTTGTGGGAAGTACATTTGTACCACTGCGGCCGCCATTAAAAAATTGCATTGCCTCGGTATTAATTTTAAAATATGTGTGAAATAGATACTTGAATTTAGGAGTATTCTGATAAGAATTAGTCCTAAAGATTTTGCTTGCGTGGGTATAATCACGTAGGTATTCACCGAAGTAAGAACCAGTTTGAGTTCTTGGACCAGAGTAGCCTGTACCATTAAGTACAGACCCTCCGACCAAAGATTCAAGTGCGCCTACTGCGGCGTTTACTAAAAGGTTCTGATTAAACCCTGACATTTTTACTCAGTATTACTGACCGATACCAGTTACTGATGAACCTGTCTGATTTTGTAGACCAGGTGTACCAACACCAGAACCAAGCGGTGCTTGAATTGCGTTATCATAACGTAATGTTAATGCGATTGTTACCGCATCACTTGTACCGTAGTTCAATGTTTGATAGTTAACCTGTTGGATATAACATCCATACAATTCCCAAGTTTCTAACACAGCAGGAACAGCAGTGCCGTTACCACCATCAAGAATTTGAATGTTAGTTTGGAATTTGTAGTCTTGACCAGTAGCCGCTGAAGCCTGCTCAACAAAGTCGAATTGCTTCTGAATTTGTGAACCAACTGCAAGTGAAACTGAACCAGATGCATCATCACGAATGTTGATTGCAAGAGTTTGCCATTTTGGTTTACCTGCTAGATACATTGTTGAGTTATATACGTTTAATGTAATATCGTCAAATTGTACTTGCGGTCTTGCGCAATCGATAACTTGTTTAGTCAAACTTAGACCCTGTGTTGCGCTTGCACCAAAATTTAGAAAGTCAACTCTGAATCTAAATTGTAGTTTAGGCATCAACAGACCTTGGTTGCCGCCTGATGTATCTCCTGCGACTGTCATGTTGAACAATGATTGTGAGGCTGTTGCCATTTTTTATCTCCTATATATGTATTTATCACTTAATGATGCCCCTTGCGGGGCATCATTATTATTACTTACTGCCACCTTGGCCACCTAATGTACCTGTTGCCAAGATACGTACTGGGATATAGATGAACTCGACTGCCTTCACAGGTTCGATTGCAACGTCTACCCAAAGTTCGTTAGCATCAATTGTTGCAGGAGTATTGTTACTGTTATCGCAGACTACCAAGTAGTCATAGATACCACGTTTCGCTACTAAGTCAACAAGCAATGTTTGAACAACGCCTGAAATCTGACTTCTTGTCAATGCATCATTAGGTTCAAAGATGAACGGTCTTGCGGCAACTGCCAAGTTGTATCTTAGATAGCAGATAAGTCTTGCAACGTTAATTCTATCTAATGCAGATTGTGATGCATAACTTGAGATGTTACCGAAACTTAACAATCCATTACCAGTAAAGAATACTAGTGGGTTGATGTTGTGTGTATACAATACATCTCTGATACCTTGACTTGTCTTGCTTGTTACAAAGTTACCTGTTACAGCATCAATATAACCAATGTTAGTTGCGTTATCAATGATACCACGGCGTGTACCTGCTGCCGCTAACCAAGGATAAGCAATTTGGTCATTTCTTAAGAATGTTCTCAACATCATGTATGATGGGGGAACTGCTACTAAGTTACCTTGCAAGTCGTCAGTAATACCACTTGGATAGAATAGACCCAAATATGTGTTACGTGTTACGCAACCTTTTACGCTTGTTGATGTAGCACCTGCCGCATTGTTTGCCCATGCCGCAATTGCTGTACCATTAGCAGGTAATGTCATTGGAGTATCACCAACGATGAATGCTGTGTCACCGCGATCATCATTCAATGTTACCATATCTGGTTGCAATTCGCAATAGTTTGGTGCTGCCATTAAGTTGAAGAAGTTATCTTCATCTCTGATCGCTTGGTTAGTTGAAATTGTTGCTCTCATAGCAGTAACAACCATGTTACGTTGTGCGGCTGCACCCATGTAAGGTACGCCTGTTCCTGCATCAGCACCTGATACTGATAACCATGTATCATGATATGTTGGCAAGTCTTGATCAGGGAATCTGTCACTATTGAAATAGTTTGAACGATACTGTTTAACGTTATAACCTGAACGTCTTGTGTTGAACAACAATGTTCCTACTGGATATAAGTTAGCATCTGGAGCATCTAAGTCTAAGTAGTTGCTCATTAACAAACTTGCAATTGTTGGGATCGGATCATCAACTGGACTTGTATCACCGTTAGTTGCCCAACGTGCATCAGCAAACACAATACCGTGTGAATTTACATGGTCTGTATTATCGATTAATACCCATTGATCAACACTGTTGACTGATTGCCAACGACTGATTAATGGATAATTTACTAGGTCTAATGTGTTAACCCAAAGATCACCATAAGCAAGAGCAGTTACGCCATCACTTTGTGTTGTTGGTGGAAGTGCAGAACAGATAGGACCATTTGGATCAGTCATATTTGAACCAGTTGTTGGGAAACCATTCAAGTCATAGTTACTATTACCATAACCCTTCCAACCTGTTGTTGTATTAACCATGATATCAACTTGGTCAACTACTGAGAAGAACCAATTTGTAGCATCTGCTGGAGCCGCTACTGGAGCACCAAAACTTGGTGTCATGCTAAACTCTACCCAGTTTGAAATTTGTAGACTGTAAGTTTGAGCGCCTGTACCAGAAACATATGTTAATCCTGTTACACCGCCACCGCCACTTACTGATACTACTTTAACAACTAAGTCATTTGCTGGGTGATTGCCACCTAATACAGCACCACTGAATGTTACTGTGTCACCTACTGCATAGCCTGAACCTGCTGATGCAAAAGTTGATGGTGAAACATTATAAATTGTGTTGTTGTTAATTACATTGATTTGTAATCCAGTACCAACACCTGAAGTTGATAACTGAGTTGGTGTGAAAGCAATACCTGTATTGTATTGACTCAAGTTAGTTGTTACGAACGGACCTGTCTTAACGAAAGGAGTAGTTCCTGCTACGAAACCTGCTGCCGCTAACACACCACTGCTTACGCCTGTTGACAAGTTAACGTCATTCAATACAATTGCACCACCTTCTGTATGCTCAAGAACGATAGCACCTGAAGTTGCAACGCTTGCACTTGTGAAAGGAATGCCTGCCGCTGACCATGCTGTTACAAATTGAGTTGCAGTACATGTACTTGGAATATTAACAGTATAGTATGAACTCAATGAACTTGTACCAGGGATACTTGCTTGTACATAAAGATGTGTAGTACCACTTGTCCAGTTAAAGTCTGTTACAGTACCTGTTGCAATAGTTGGACCAGTTGCAACACGTTCCCAATAATAGATTGGACCTTGAAGTGCTGGGTATGTGGCTGCTGGTGCAATATTGAAGTTATATTGTGAATAAACAGTGCCTGCTGGAATTAATGAACCACCTGTTGAATCCAATGATGCATTAACAGCCCAGTCACTTGTTGCTAAGTTGGCTGTTTTTGATGTCCAACTTAGTGTTGCTGAACTCCATTCACTAATTGCTGGATTGAAACCACTACCAGCAGAACCTACCTTAATCCATACTGAACCTGATGGAGCAGGGAACTGCTGACTTGCTTGCCATAATGGCTGTTGAGCAGATGTTCCATAAATGAATTGTGGTTGATAGTAATTGCCTGGATCAATACCTAAATCATTTAGGATAGTTCCTGAACCTGAAATTGTCAAGTACTTAGGATTTACGCTAGTGCTTCCACCAATTTGTGATGAATAAATGTTTAATTTACCACCAACAACATTTGCTGTCAAATAACCTAAACCTAATGCATTGATTTGGCTTGCTAATACAGAAACTACGTTATTTGGTGAAGCCTCTACGGTAACCGTTACTGAACCACCACCACTAATATTAAGTGTTAATGTATTACCTGCTGTTAAGGTTGGGCCTGAGTTTGTACCTTGAATTGTTGGCCATGCGTTCAACCATGCTTGTGATCCTACTGCTACCCAAGTATTATTTGGTGCTTTATAGAAATATGTTTGTGCGCTTGATTGATTAGGATCTTCGTAATTTGGAATTGAGTTAACAGCATATTGACCAATTGAACCAATGCTGTTTAACGGAACACCACCTGATAGTTGTGAAGCATTATCAATAACGATAGGACTAATTGCTTCAAAAGAACCTGTTGCCGCATTGAATGCATTAATACCCCAAGTTGTTGTAGTTGTATTTAACCAATATGCTCCATCAACAGGGTTACCAGTTGGGCGACCTGTTTGACCTACTAAACTTGCTAAGTCAATGTCTGCTCTTAATACATAGCAACTGTTTGTTACACCAAGTGCTGAATATGCAGTCAATAGACCATATTCGTTTAATTCATATCCTTGGATAGGAACACCATTTGATGTTGTATAGAAGAATGGAGTACCGTATGTTTGAACAAGATCACGTTGACTTGTAATCAAGTAAAGTTGTCCAGCATTAGCGGCTGTAGTACCTGGTGCGACACCAGTACCAGTTGGATCTGCTTTATTCGCCGCTGTAGCGATAAGCACGAAAGGGGTTGAGTTTGTTGCGCCTGGTAGATATTGACTTTGATCAATGATATCTACTTCTACGCCTGGGGATACTAGTGCCATAATAAAATTTCCTTTTGTAAAATTATGAGGTTTACCACCTGAGTTGTATTATTATTTAGTATAAATTCAAAAAAACCGTCTGTTAGCGAACCTTCGAAGGTTATAAATACAATATGATCAATAGACCTATATGTAAAACTTGCAATAAGAACTATTGCGCTGTCAATTATAAACGTGACGGTGTTACTCACTATAGGAGTATATGTGACCCATGCGGTCAATCAAAAGGAAAAAATAAAAAGAAATCCAGAATCAGCAATTGGGAAAAATCTGGATACAAAAAGAAAACCACATGTGACTTATGTGGTTTCAAAGCGTTATACCCCACTCAAATTACCGTGTTTCATATTGACGGTGATTTGAACAATGTTAACTTTACGAACTTACGTAGTGTTTGTCTTAACTGTATTGAAGTAGTTAAAAAGAAAGAAGTTAATTGGAAGCGTGGGGACTTACAAGTTGATTATAGATTCTAACTGTTTATGCAATTCATCGATTGTGCCATTGTTATCAACATAATAGTCGTAGTTTAATCCAACACTACTATACTCACTGGCATGTACATTGTGTACTTCAAGTTTATGTTTACTCAATGCCCAAGACATGTTGCCCTTCTCACCCTGATTATATGATACTGCGGCATCATACCATACAGGTCGTTCACCTCGTTCTACTCGCATAGTGATACCACCTGCATTTTTAATAGCAAGCACCTCATTGACAAAACGACAATCAGTAATAACAATATCTTCCTTGCTGTTTCTAAGTTTGTTCTCTACGCTAGATACCCAAATATCATTATGAAACCCATTGCGACAAACTTCTGTGCCCCAGTACTGTAGAATCCATCTTGGGGTAAGATGTGGCATACCAAGACGTTCTGCCCACCATGTATCTACTTGTTCTCGCCATTCACGACTTGCTTTAGTTGATCCTTCAAGCAATTCACGCTCCCAACCAAATACTGCTGATACTGCATCTTTAAGCGCACCTGCATAACTTAATTTTTTGAAACCATGAAAACGAATTAGGTAGTCTGCGGCTGTATCCTTGCCACTACCAATAAAACCTGTAATACCAATGATCATATAGAAAAACTCCCGTAGTACTTATTATATTACATGAGTTTGACAAAATAAAGCGTTTAGGTTCAATACTCATCGTCCGGTGATTCATGTTCACCATAACTACTAGACTTAATTGACCCTATATAAGCAGGGATGGTATCGTATCCCAATTTAGCATATGCATTCGCACGATGAGTTCCGTCGATGATAGAATTAGTAAATGGGTCAATTACTACTGGTGGCATAGTATGCTGAGATTTCATAATCTTAGCAATATTATCTGCTACTAAATCTTCATCAACATCCCATTCATTGAGATTCAACTTAGATAAAGGGAAGTTCACAAGTTTATATTGATCAAACCAATAGATACGATCTGTAATATCGCCCTCATCAAAGTCATTAAAGTTGCGATGGATCTTTTTGACAATCGAATAGATATGACTAGCATCAACAATTTGTTGATTTTCTCTAATCAATTCTTTGATCTTCATTTTAACCTTGAATCCATGTCAATGGTTGACTGTAATCAACATAACGCTTGAGTTCGTCAATTAAAACTTCTTGGGCTTTGGCACCTTCGGCTTTCATAGCAGTACCGTTCAATGTTGTACCACCACCTGGGCCTGCAATAGTACCAAACTTTTCACGTGCTTCGCCAATGATAACTTTACATTGTGCTAAGATAAAGTCACCAATCCAAACACCTGCACCCGGATCTTGTAGGATAACTGCTTCAGGACGTTGAACGTCTGCCCAAATAAGAATGCGTTCGCCACTGCCCTTAAAGTCACGTGTGATTCTAAGAACTTTAGTAACAGGATCAAATGTATACGTCAAGAAACCACCGAACATACGTGCTGCCAATTCAACATAACCTGCATAAAAGTCGTATGTTGCCATACCACCTGTATAGTTATAGTTTAGCAAGTATGTGTTAAGAATAGCACTTGAGAACGGGTCAAAACTGCTTGAACTTGGACCAGTTTCAAGGCCCACTGTACGTCTAAACAAACTTCTAACATTAATGAATTCTTGTGGCAATGTGTAAGTGTCCACATTTTCAATAACTGTCATTAATGTGTAGGATTCTTGGGTAGCATTTTGCGCACGTTGGCGATACACTTTGATTGCATAGTTGTATGCAGCCTCATAGTGTTCAGGATCTAATTCTAGATCGATGATTCCGCCACCCAAACGATATGTAATATTTTGAAATAGTGCTTGTTTTAATTCTTCTAAGTTATAGTTAGATGGTGTACTTAAAAAACTGGCTGTGCTTTCTGGCATAATAATTCCCCGTTGTTATTATTTATCAGGGAAGTATAAATACTAAATCATGTTAATAAAAGACATAGAAGAAGAACTAACCAGAAAAGATATATCCAAGTATATGAAAGATTTGGGTTGGACTAAACTTGGTTCTGGAAATTATGGGGTAGTTTACGGCAAAAAAGATCATAACATGGTGGTTAAAATATTAGTATCAAAATACAATAACGATTCTATTCAATCGTCAGCAGAAAGTTTACAAGACAAATTTTTGAAATTTATAATTAAAAATCCTAATATTCATTATCCAAAATTCTATCAAACTAAAGCGGAAAATATAGCAGGACAACCGTTCAAAATGTATGAAATGGAAAGGTTAAAAAAACTCAGCCCAATAGAAGATTATATTATAGGTTATATGGGCCAGTTAGCAGATTATGGTTATAGTCTTGAACAAATATATAATCACATACTTAGACAATTACACCCCGATGATGATATTTCAGTTATGAAATATATTAAAGATTATAATTATTTTAAAACTAAATTTCAATCATTATACAAAGCTATGGAGAAATTAATCGCCGGCGCAAATAAACTAGGTGTCGTTACTGATATTGCAGGCGATTATTATACCAACGTAATGAAGAGAGATGACGGAACCTTTGTAATTATGGATCCTTGGGCCGCATAAATCAAAGATCATTCTCTTTACGATTCTCACTATGACATACGTCAAAACTGCCACCGGGATAACGGCTTTCAAGTTTACGAACATTCTCAGCAATAACTTCATTGGGGTCAAGATTTAATGCACGACAAGCATTGATCCAATACCACATGATATCGCCTAATTCACGTTTCATATGGAATACGTTTTCGTCTGTAAGTGGCTTACCCTGAAAGTAAATCTTTTTAGGAATCTCAATGAATTCCCCACTTTCAGCCGCAAGTCCTAAACATGCAGTAAGCAGTAATGGAACATTAACATCAGGGCCATGTAGGTATTCACCTTCACTGCCATAGGCTTCAAAGTTGCTATCTAGTCGGTCAAGCCTATCAACGAATGAGGTTAGATTATTGCTAGGCTCACTAGTTACGGCTTGTACAAAGTCTTTGTATTTGTTCAAATCAATTTGCTGTGTCATGTTTTTCCTTTATAAAATTGTATAATTCGTCTGCATATAGTTCGTGTGGTAATGCAGAATGATGTCCATATTGTGCTTTTAAATTTGTGTACCCTAAATCTATATACTTAGGATAGAATGATTGTTTGTTATCGTCAAAATTATAGTAATTAGTTTTGTCAAAACTATCAAAATAAAACTTAAGATGTTTGTGATTTTCAGGTGAAAACATATGTGCTGTGTTACACATTACATAATCAATATTTTTGCTTTTGAAAAAATACTGTAGTTGTAATATTAAATTGGCACTTGTAATTTCCATGTATTCAGTACGATTGACTACGAACCTACGATAGTCTTCTTGTATGTCACGCTCACGGTCTGAATAACCGGTATAGTTTACATTTATTTGTAAAAAGTCAGTAGATGAATTAGAGAACCAATCACAATACTTTCCATTTTTTTCTTGATGCCAAGTTGGATAAGCAAATGGTGCCTCAATACGTGAACTTTCAGACCAACCGATTACAACAAATAAGTCGCTAGTATCATGCTCACTACAATATTCTAGGACACTCCTAGCAATTGCACTATTAGTGTAACCACTTACTGCAATATTAACAGGAGTATATCCTAATTTTTGTGCTAACAAATTACCATAACTATGTTGACGATTGAAGGG